TCGCATCGGAGCGGTCCACGTTGTCCGAGAATGAAATTGTGTTGTCTCCCGGAGCAAGCTTGATCCAGTCCACCAGGGTCTCGACGCGCGAGCGGTTGCCGAGCGTGTTGCCGTTGAGGGACACAACCCCGCCGTAGGTGTCGATAGACAGCACGTCACTGGCTACGAGGGATAGCGAACCAAACGCGGGTGCAGTGGTCTCATCCGGGGCGGTCTTAGCATAGCTAAACTGGTACGGGAAATTGTCGGACGCAGCGATCACGGTGTGCGCGGTGTTTACCGAGTCATAGTTCGCACCAACCCCGGAGACAACGATCCTGTCCCCCACAATCAGCTTGTGCGGTTGTCCCGTGGTGAGCGTGGCAATGTTTCTGTAGACCTCGCGGAACGTTACCGCAGCGAGAGGCTTGTCTCCGCGTAGCGCGTTGATAAGCGTCATTGTTTCGTTTGTGGCCGAGTTGTAGACAGTAGATCCTGAGCCTAGTGGGCCGGTCAACTCAAAAACGGCTGTAACATCTGCCGTACCCTTATTATTGACAACACCCAGGTTGTCGGCACCCGAGATAAACGTGCGCGTGAGCCCGTTTGGGTCAGCATCATTCCACTCGTACTTGATGGGGTCGGCAGCACGGAGTCCAATAGTAAATTCTGTGCGCCCGCGAGCATTCACGGTGGTGAATGTCGGACGACCGCTCAGGCGGACGTACGAGGCCTTTGTGGGCTCTTCATTGGTCCGGAGCCACGCACCCCTACGGACAAGGTTTGTGGCCCGCACAAGGCGATCTCGCGCTGCTGGGAGCATAGCGGGGGATGAGGGGATGAATACTCCCGTCAGTGTGAGGATTCGCGAGCCAAACCGACCAGAAACGTCATAAGAGCCGTCCTCAACACCACGAGGAATGTTGGGCACCTCAGGGTCAGCGTGACCCCACCAGCCGTCAATGTCCGTGCAGACCCAAAGTGTCTTGTCCTCATCGATAGTGTTGAGCACGAGATCATTCAAGATGACATCGGCGTTGAGTTGCATACCGCCGACAGTGGTCTGCGGCAGCGGCGTGAGGGCCGTGTTGACAACGTGGTCTTCGTTGGCCTGGTCGAGCGATTCCAGGTATCCACCAACGAACCCAGACTGTTCGAAGAGCACGGCATCCAGATAGAATACCTGCCCGGCAGTGCCGGAGATAAGCTGAGTGATCGTCAGGCGAACTGATGCTGTCCCAGCGGGCGCGATACCCAAAAGGGTAAGTCGAGTCCACTCAGAGGAGGGAGAGACCGAAGCTACTGGAGACGAGACCTCCGAAATTGTCAAGCCCGCAGCCGTGAGCCACTGTACCTTGAGCACAAGATTGGCCGGTTGGGCAGCCGGGATCGTTACCGGAAGACGGACGTACGCGGACGCAGCGTAAGGAAGCCCTGGTACGGCAGGAATAAACTGGTTAGTGCCGGTTCCCGAGCCATTCTGCGCCGCCTTGGTGACCAGGAGGGAGGTGGAGCCGTAGAATGCGTACCGGGAGGATCCCGTAATGGTCGCGCCGTTGACGGCCTCCCAGCCAATGATTCCTCCGGTGAATGACGGGTACGGTACGAGGTTTAGGCGGGCCATTATGCCTTACCTCCCTTTCTCATTGCAGACATTATCTCGCGGCCAATCTTGGACGCAAGCTCGCGCTCGTCCATGCCCGCAGAGGGGTGTACGTCGATTTTGATATTGACATTGGTGCCATCTGAGCCTACACTAACTACGTTAGGCTCCATTCCGAGACGCGAGGCTGCTTCGTTGACCAGTCCACGGTTGCGCTCCTCCTCGCCACGCTTCCCGGAGATGAATGCCTCCCAGCGTGTTTCGGGCTCAGCGAACTTGTAGAGGCTTCCCGCGCGGCCCTTGTAGATGCCGGTGGTGATGCCACCGTTGGCAAATGCGTTGATGCCGCCTCGGGCATACTCGTGGAGCTTGCCGATTGCTCCCCCATTCGCTCCACGATTTGCAGCCGCCGCATCCTGCCGAAGCATGTAGAGCTTGACATTGTACCCCTTGGATGTTAGGTTATTCAAGGTAGTCTGGAGAGTATTAAGTTCGTTTTGAACCTTTGTCTGGTTGATTAGATTAATTCTTGTCCAGATGTCATCCGGAGTGCCGATCAACTGGTTCGCGTACGCAAGTGCGTCTTCCTCGGTCAGTCCGAACCGCTTTCCCTGCCTCACCAACTCTTCGCGTGTTAGCTCCGTTTGCTTTGTAAACTCTTCCACTGAGCCTGTGGTGTTGTAAATCTGCTCTGCAAACTTCTTGCCGGACTCGGCTATCTTAATGAGACCATCCGAGTTGGCTCGCCCCTCTTCCGTGTTCAGATCCACCTTTGCGGTGTTGTCCTTGATGGATGCCGTAACATCATCGATTGCTGCTCGGTGACGTGACTCAATTTCAATTGCCGAGACATTCTCCTCCCCGAAGTTGAACAGACTCTCCGTCATCCCTTGGATGTCCACGGTAACGCCGTCAGCCGCAGTGCCGAGTTGTCCGAGCCCGAACTTCAAGAGATTAGCTTCGATTGTTGCTGCCGAGCCCTTTGTTACGTTTACCCCGTAGGCTTCCGCCTGCTTCATTAGGGCGTCCCGGTATCCGGGCATCTGATTGAGCGCCTCTAGCTGTTGATCCTTGCTCAGCTTCTGCGACGTGGCGAGGTTCTTGAAGGCGTTTTGCGCAGCCGGAAGATCCGTGTTCGCGAGATTGCCTAGCTCTTCCCCAATCTTATCCAGAGCATCATACTGAGCACCGTAGCTCCATGTCTGCATCGTACCGTAGAAGTTTGTAGAAGATAGGGTGCTAGCATCGAGCGCCTCGCCAAGGAAGCCCATTCGCTTTTCTAGGGTGCCCACCCAAATATCCGCGTCAGGGTTCTCCATCGCCTTAGCGAAGGACTTTGCCCCGCCCGAAGCACCCTTAAAGCTCTGCTGGAGATCTTCGGCAGACACACGGCTCTTCGTAAGCCAATCCTGTAGTTCCTTAAGGACAAAAATTCCGGCCCCGATTGCAATGCCCCAGGGGCCAAGCATGAAGGTTGCGACCTTGCCAATTATTGACTTAAATCCGAGAGCAGCCCCACCACCAAAACCAAACTTTGTAATTACGCCCTCCATGCCCTTGGACACTGCGCCGACCCCCTTCAAGCCAGCCAAGCCACCGAGAACACTACTGAATGAGATTGCAACGCCAGTCAGTACCTTGAATGCAAAGAGACCGAGTCGGGTCATAACAGAGAATGCCAAGAACACAGCCGTGATCTGGCTAATCATGTTCACCAGAGTGAAGATTAGATCATTTTCGAGAAGAGCGTTGACCACCTCGGCAGCGTTTTTTAGTGTGTCAAAGAAGATCTCGATGGACGCGGTGTCTGTGAGCTTGTTGATGATCTCCAGAATCGTGACAACAAGTTCAGCTAGAGCCGGACCCGCAGCAGCAGACTTTTGAACGATCTCCCCAAGGGTGGGTGCACCCTTGGCAAGAATATCGAACGTCTTGCCGATAGAGGGGTCGGCCCCCAGCTTGATGAACTCGGTGAGGAGCGCTCCGACAGAGGACATCACCTTTTGCGCGTTCACGGAGGCGTCGAGGAAGTAGTCCTTGAGCCCCTGGCTCTTCTTTGCGTTACTATCTAGGTCGGCAAACTTTTCTGTGGCCGTAATCAGCCACTTGAGCATATAATCTCCACCGGAGCCCGGCTCGAAGTTGGCTCCGATAATAGCGCCGAGACCTTTAAAGACGTTTCCGAAGATCTTGCCGAACTGTGCCATGATCTCACCGGAGCGGTCGAAGAAGTTTTCTAGCTCCCCTGAGGCCTGCTTGGTGTTGAGGAACTCGTCAAACGCTCCGGTCTTCTTCTCTAGGAAGTCTACGAACCTCTTGGCAAGAGGGCCAGCAGCCACTAGGATGGAGAGGAAGGCACCGTAGACACTACCGATGATGCGACCGAAGTCCTCGATAATGATGGAGGAATCTCCAAAGACGATGCCCAAGTCCTTGGCGTTCTCTACGCTGACAATGGCTTCTGCGATTGAGACCGCAGCCTTACCCGTGGAAGTGGCAACCTTGCCGATGCCGATGTTGAGTACGTCGAAGAAATCGGTGAGGAAGATGAGACGCAAGGCCTGCTCCAGGAGAGGCAAAAGCGCGTCAGCGGAAGTCTTTCGGAGGATCGCAATCTTAGGGAGGACCTCATCGTTGAGGAAGTTTACAAAATCAATCTGGGACTGAAAAAGACCTTCGAACGGGTTTGTGCCGCCGCCACCTCCACCACCGCCGCCGCCACCTCCACCGGTATCTTTTCCGGCTTCGGCAGCATCGCGCTTGGCGTCAGCCAGGGCCTGATTGGCGCGGGCTTCGGCGCGCAGGGCATCACGAGCGGCCTCGGAGCGGTTAGCCTCGGCCTGGGCGAGCGCGTTGGTAGCGTCGATGACGACACCGGTTCCAGCAACGCCGGTGATGGCGAGACGGTCCTGCTCCTTGTTGAGGTCAGCGGAACGGTCCAGAGCCTTGCGAAGGTTGAGGTCTGCCTCAGCGTAGGCAAGCTCAGCCTCCTTGCGGGCGCGCGAGTTCGGTGGCAGATCCTGGACCCGGGCGAGTGTCTCGCGGGCCTTGTTGAGTTCGATAACGGCACGCTTCTCAGCGAGAGCGGCATCCTCGGCATCAAACCCAAGTTGTTGGATCTCTTCGCGTCCCTCTTCGAAGGCGCGGTTCAGTTCTAGTTGTGCGTCACGTACGTCGTTGTTGGCGTCTACGAGCGATTCGCGGTTCTCCTCGATGACGAGGGCAAGCGCCTGCTCAGCATCCTGCACACGGCGATTTGCGGCCTCCTTGGCACGAGCGAGCCCCTCGGCTGCTCCGGCAGCGGGACCACCGCCTCCGCCACCACCACCGCCGCCACCCTTGGCCTTGAGCGCGCCAAGAGCCTTGCCGATCCCACCGAGCGCGAGCTTGGCCGACAGCATCGAGAGCCCAAAGCTCACAAAGACGTTACCGAGCACGGCAAGTGAGGAGGCAGCCGCACCAGCGGACCCGACGAGCGCGCCGAGTCCGCCGATGAGGCTAAAGATACCACCAATAAGTTGCGAAATAGCGGTACCGAGGGTGTATCCTGTGGTAACCATGCGCTGGAAAGCGCGTCGAGCAGCTTCGGCCCCAGGTACGGCTGTCTTGAGACCATTCGAGAACTTGGTCAGAGCACTAGCATTGAGGTTGCGGCTGAATCCGCGAGAGTAGGCCTGTCCCATGGATTCACCGGCACGACGACCGATGTTGTCCGTGCCTTTGAACCCTCGCTGGATGTCGGCGGAGACACCGCTGGTGATCGCGCGGACAACGATATTGGCTGTGCCTACAAGAGCCACGGGTCACCTACCTTCTTTACTGCATGGGGGCATCTAGTGCGAAACCAAACGGGAGTTCGGATTCAATATCAACATTGCTGGGGGGACTATACGGAATTGTTGGCTTTTTCTTTGGCTGGAACGGGGTGATCTCCCGCTCTTCTGCCTCAGAGAGCCAATCTGGATCTGACGCCCCGTCCTCGATTTCCGAGTACGCTGCGCTCGGTTCAAGTTGAGGTCTTCTGGCGTATCTATAGGGCCTGTCGTACATTTCTTCGAAGATCCGGCTTCTGACTCGGGACCGGGCATCTGCTCGCTCTTCCGACTCATAGTCGATATCTTCTTCAAAATAGTAGTGCAGCACATCAAGCATGTCGCAGGCTTCCATTTCTTGAAGCTGCAACCCGCGCGTCAGGGCTTTTCCGTTTACATATGGCCAGAGATCAATAGCCCAGACTATTAGACCCCTGGTTGCGTTTCCGGGCGCTTCGTGTACTCCTCAATCAACCATGAGGTGATCTCGGAGAGGGTCTCGACGGAGACAATACGTTCCTTGTCTTCGAGGAGAACTTCAAAACGTTCCAGGCTTTCGTCCTTGAGAACGTAGGTGAAGAACTTGACGATGATGGCCGATGAAATCGCGGCGTCATCGCTGGAGGAGTCTGCAATCAGGCTAAGCAGAAGTTTGCCCTGCACTTGGGTGACGCAGTCAAACTTTTCATCATGGAGTTCGAACGAGATTGGCTCGGCAGTATATAGGCTACCCTTGCCAAAGTTCTTGAATCTAGTCATTTTTCGCTTTCTGCTGTGTTTGGTGTTATAGTGTATTAGTGAGGTGTGCCCTCGGTATTATTCTACTAGAGATATGCAATGTAGAGATTGTCGCTGAGGTAGCGGTTGGGCCGAGTTCCAGGGTGACGAACGGCGCGCGAATAGACCATGCGCCCTCCAGCGGAGAATCGCATGACAGGAGCCGTGTCTGGCTTGATCCAGTGCGGGCGAGAGCCCTCGTGGTGGAGCAGCGCGTGGTCCTCATTGGACCCAATCCAGATGGATTGCCCATTGCTGAACCGAGAGTGCCGCAAGTGGAGTGATGTGCGTAGTGTTCCGGTATCGACTCCGACCTGTGCTTTTGCAGCAAAAATGATCGCGCGACCACGCCGGATGAGGTGATCGTGGACCTCTCCACCGACGCCGTTGAGCATCCGGTCTAGCTCTCTCGCATTCACCCGTAGGGTAGAGGAGAAGACCATCCCACTGCGCATTAGGGCACCGCGAGGGTGAGGGTCATATTGACTGCGGCATAACCACCCTCGGCGGATCCGGTATCGATGGTGGCGATCACGCCAAGACCACGACCGTACTCAGCCCAGTTGTCAAACTGTTGCATGGACTCCATGAGTATCCAGGCATCGATGGCCTGCCACTCGGATCCTGCTTGGATTTGCGCGCCGGACGGGAGCTTGCCCGTCTTGGTGAGTACCATGATTTCGCGAGCGATGTTGATGTTGACAACGATGCTCTTTGGGTCGTTGCAGTTGCGAGGCACAGAGGCCTCGTCTCCCGGTCGCCCGAGATAAAGCTGGACAAAGGAGACGACTGCCTGCTCGCAATCAATCGCGGGAGGCCCAAACGTCCAGTACCGTCGAGACGGCAGCGGAACGCCATAGGACGCATACACTGAAACAAGAGTTTCTAGGATCTTATCTAGTGCATTTCGGAGATTAAATGCTTCTTCCGAAATTGCGTAGTCGTCAACCTTTGTCATTACCATGGTGGTGTACCTTACTTGGCGGCGTCCGGGAACTCGCCATCGGCTGCGATTAGGGCGATGGGGTCTGCGGACGGGTCGAACGTCAGCTTGCCACCAACGGTGGTCTTGCCTTCGGCGTCAAGAATGGTTTCCTCGTTGACGAGTCCGCCAACGTTTGCCTTCTCGGCTGCGGGGCCGACGCCGTATGTCTTAGTGCTACTCATTAGTTGTTTCCTCCTTGGTGGATTCCTTTACCTCGGTCGAGGTTTCGGTCTTGGTGGCGGAAGCCTTAGCCTTGGCAGGAGCCTTAGCGGGGGCCTTCGATGTGGTCTTTGT